CTAATGCTTGATTTCTTTTTGCTTCAATAATCTTTGCGCTTGCACCGTAATATTGAGATCTTATATTATCATCGATAATATCAAATACTCTTTGCTGAACATCTTCATTAAAAGTAAATTCACTCTCTGGGTTTCCATGAGCTTGTTTAATGGTCTGTGGTGTAACTTCAAATTGTTGACCCTGCAGCATCTTATCCATTCTGGCTGTATGCATGCCTTCATCATCATTAATTCCTTTTGTATCATTACTGAACTGAAACTTATTCATTTGTTCTCTTCGTTCATTGGGGTCTTCAATAGAATCAAGGATTTTTGATTGACTTAGAAGAGTTAGTTTATGGCTTTCTTTTTCACGTGTTCCATCATTTTTTATCATCTCTTCTCTAAATGTCTTAAGCTTATCTGCATCATGAAAAGAAGATGGATTTTCTGTCAAGAATTCTTCACGGGCTTGGTCAGTATCAAGATTCATCAGCGCAGTTTTAGCTTGATTCATTACAGTATTTTCAATACTTGTCATTACGCCACTAGCAGCATCAGATATTCTGTCTCTTCCACTTGCCATTGAATCATTTGCATCTTGTGCTGCTTTTAATGCAGCATCAAAGGTAGGAGCAGCTTGAGTTTTCCATGTTGCAACCATATCTATTCCCCTAAATTACACCATTAATTTATTAAAATCGGTCCGACCTTGGGCTTCTTTCCACGCATTTACATTTTGGGCATCAGTATTATATGCAAGTTTTCTACCAGCAAAATCTTTATTCCATGCAGCTTTTTGAAAACCCAATGTTTCTTGAGCTAATTTATTTTGTTTTTCGGCTTGTTCAAGTTCTTTAAGACCAGTCCAAGCTTTTAATCCTTGTACTCCAAGATTTCCCCAATCCTTAAGGCCCATATTTTTAACTTGGTCCCACATACCAGTTGCCCAGCTTTTCTCTGGTGGATCTGGTTCCTCTTCTTGAAAAAATTGAGGAGATTTATGTCTAAATATTGATTTATCTCCAAATCCAACATTAAACTTGTTAATCCACTCTGGATATGACGTTTCAGCTTGTATTGCATTTACGGCTTGAAGTTCTCGCATTTTTTTATCATATTCCCTAGAGAGCTTGTCACTTTCTGGCCGCGTCGGTCCTTTGTATTCATATGGATTTGGTTGATAAGCATCTGAGGAGGGTAAAGTACTGGATAACCGGAAACCACTAGGACTTCCTTGAATTAATGTTGGATCTGGATTATAACCTCTCCAACTACCGCCATAACCGATTTGCTTATTTCCCCACTGTTTCCAACTATCTTGAAAATTAGCCATGTGTGTCTCCTTATTACTATGCACTATATTACGTAGATATTACTATTATTTATAGAAATTGTCTATATATACCTTCCACTACTGCTTACAGATTGCTGTATAGTTTCACTATATGCATGTTGTAAGTATGGAACCTCATATTGTGCAGTAAATAAAGCATAAGTTGCTTCTCCTCCTAATGCTGCACCCCTATTAACAACTTGTAATGATTGAAGCATTACATCTTGTGTAAAACTCTTTGTTGGGTTACTGATTTCTTGTAGCATCTTTAAATGTGCATCTTTTTCACCTGCTTCAGTTATCCATTGTGCTCTCTCTTGTCTTAAATCTTCAGCAATTTGGGCTTCTTTTTTTAAACTTATTCTATTTAATCCATTTATAACATCTAAAGCAAAATTAGCTATTTTCAATGGGTTAGTTAAAAAAGCCGTATTAAAACCCATTCCACTGTAATGAAAGCTATAAGGAGCATTTGCAGGCATAGGACCTATAAAGCTTGGTGCTGCTTGTCCATATGTAACGCCTGGGTCCCATGCTGCTACAGCTACCATAGATACTAAATTAAGAATCGTTGCTAACTCTTCGTTATCCCCGGCTATTTCTGTAATAATCACCTGAATTATATATTGAGCAGCCATCCTTAGAAGCATATTTGGCAATTGAGCTATAAGTGCACTTAGTGCTATAGAAAACGCTGCACTCAGAGACGTAGCAGCAGCCATTTTTGCAAAAACTGCTGTCATAGCAGTAAATGATTCTTTAAGCATTGGGTAAGCGTAGTAAGCTATAACTACAATAACAACAATCATTACCAGAGCTGTAAGAAAGCCCATACCTTCATGTACAATCTTTTCATAATGAGCTATATATATAGATGCATGGGCTCCTGCTAAAAATAATTGACTAACTTGAGTATTAGATAAATCTTTAATAAAATTATAAATAAACGGAAGCATTAAATCCGCTTTATTTCCTAGATTAAATTTAACTACTCTAAAATATCCGCTAGCTCCATCAACAACTCTACAAGAAGCAATTGGAGCTACTACCGTATAAGCGTCTAATCCTGAAGGTTTACAACAGTAATAAGTTATTGATTGTCCTACAGTTGTTTCGTCTGATGCTGATTCAACTAATCGTAATACTCCTGATCCATTATTCTCATATACTAAATCAGGAGTTAGGTATTTTAAATCAGCAGCAGAATCATCTGCTTCTAGTAAATTAGGGGTAGGATTGTTATAGCTCATTCTTTCAGTTACTTGTAGCCAATTAGCAGCTTCTGTTGTAGTGGTACCTGGGTTAACTACTCCGTTGCCGTCTAGAAAGTCCTGCACTTCATCCAGATCATCTGCTTTATAACCTACGTTATAGGTCCCTTTTCCAGAAGAAACATAATAATTATTTACTAAAATATCATCATCATCAAATCTGGACATATCTGAATAGTATATGCCATTTTCCACACTCCCACTGTCTGCATCAATATCAACTAAGCTAGTATGCTCGTATGTAATATACGACCACTGAAATGCTAATTTATTGTCATCTGTTGTAATTAGTATATTATTCTGTGGTTTATCATCTCCTGCTGGGGAATTATTATAGGTACCTTGTGTAACTCCCTGTGCAGGATATAGATTTTCAAACATGGTGAACAGATACGACATTCCTGCCTGAGAGGTATCCCACATTCTTACACCAAAATTTATATAAATATGGTCTAAATCCCCTGGAGCAACAGCTGATTCATCTAAAATTGTGTCAAGAACTGTTTCAGCATCTAAATGAATTATGGCTATTAGGTCTTCAATTTGATCTCTTTTAGTTGCTCCAAAAGTAGTGTAATTAGCATTACTTAATCTTAATGGGATACATGGGAGTGCTTCAATGGTAGTACCATCTATATCAATAGGTTCTTCTATAGTATCTAGATCAGTATATGTTCCCGATCCTGCTTGATATATAAATAAATAATATCTAGAAGGAGCGCTATCTCTGTAATAAGTAGAAACGTAATGTAATTGTGTTGGTTTAGTGGGTACTGTGTATGGAAGAGTTAGGACTAAACCTGCGGCATTATACACATCAACTGAATAGGTATCTGTACCAGAATTATAAACAATTGTATTAAGATTAACTTGCCATCGTTCATCAACTATTACTGAATCTGATGTAGCTAATTCATCTGTTACAGCAAGAATAAATTCATTGATTAATGTATAAGATGAACTCGTAGTACTTGGAGATGTAACAACAGGAGATAAAGCATTAACAGTAACTGAATCTGAAGTACCTATTTCATCAGTTATAGTAATATTGTAATTAGTACTGTGGGTATGCCCAGTTGCAGCAGGAGTAATGGGAGTAGTACTGGTTGTAGAATAATCTGACCCCATTCCATTAGTGCCTACATCATATTCTTTATTTTCTTGAAGCCAATACTTAACCCAATCAACTTTTGATAGGGTCCGTAGATAAGAACCTTCAGGAGTACAAGGGACCCCATTAAGGGTATTTAATGCGGCAGTTAATTCAGTATAATCTATAGTTAGAATATAGGATTCTACAGTAGGGAAACTCTCAAAGTAGTTCCCATTATCAATAAAATCCATGAATTGTTTGACATTACCTTTAAGACTACGAAATGCAGTATGGTAAATAAGATTACTAGCTATATCTCTATCAGAAATAATGGAGGTAAGAATTGAATTTAGGAGGGGATTTTTACCATCTACATCATCAAACAGGGGAATGTTATGAACTTCGTAGTATTCAATAATTTGAGTACTTCCACTATCCCAGCCAAGAAGTACCATAACTAGTTGTACAACCATCTCAACTACTTGTACAACCGCTTCAACTATTGATACAATAACATCTACTACCGCAGTAAAAACATCAGCAACAAAACCCATAACGCCTCCTATCCAGTAGGTTCGGCGTTAGATATTTGAGTATTGATATTACCTGTACCGGTTGCATTGATAGCAGTTACACCTGTAGCTGCTACTCCTGCTGTAGAAATATTAATACTCCAGGCATCCAGAAGAGTTTTAAGGTATTTTTGATCTGCATTCCATTTAAATCCTTTAGCTTGTTCAACCGATAGAGCAGCTGCTGCTCCCATAACACTAGTGGCAGTAGGAGCTATCTTAGTTGATTTATCAGTTTGGGCAAATTCTGTAACTTCTTTTTGAAATAGCAGAGATTCTTCAGCATTACCTTTTTGCATACCTATCGTATAAGCTACAGCTTGTTGAATAGTAGCCTGCATTACTGTTAAGTATACTGTTGCATAATCACTGCCGGTAATTCTGCCCAGATTAAACTGGGCAGCCATATGTGCATTAACAGTCTCCATCATATCATCAAATACACCGGTACCTGTTACTACATTATCGGCATCCGTAGATACACCAGCAGTTAAATTAGCAATAGTTATAGCCATTAGTTCACTCCTACATTAAACCCTGCTGCACCTTGTCTAGCAGCAAGTTGTTCTAATTCTTCTCTAGTAAGAGGAGGCAACTCTCGTACATTAAATTTCTTAGTTACATACGGTTCTAAGACCTTTTCACCGTTAGGACGGGTAACAGTTTTAAATTTTTGCATTTCAGCATGTTCAATTTGACGAAGAATAATTGTTGGAACATGCCAACCTTCCTCATTATTAAAAGGTACAAACTTCTTAATCATTTGACCATTATTAATTCCTGACATACCTACAGTAAAGATAAGTCCTGGATAATTAACCATATTAGGATCATTAGGAGTAACTATGATACGAACAAGTTTCATAGCTTGTTGTGTTGGTGTTAAGTTATCCCTAGCTGCTATATGTTTTGCTTTTGCAGCTCTGGCTGCTTCACTAGGACCAGTAAGATCAGATTTTTTAGGATCTTCTTTATATTCTTTAGTTCTAACTTCAGCTAGAGTAGAAGCAAGCTTCTTTGTTCCAGTTTTATGATGTAACGTAACTCCATTATCTGCCAATTCTTGTCGAATTTCTTCGTTTGTCATTGAGTTAATGGGAACTGTTGACGTAGTGTCTTCCATACTTCCTCCAAATTATAAATTAAAGAATGTCCCCCGAGCCCTAAAGGGCTCGGAGGGACAGTTAAACAATACTAATTATACTGCTGTTTTACATGTCCAAATAATACCAAGACGCTCTGGACGGAGTGCCATAAAACCATAATACCATTTGATGGAGTAGAACCCTACCTCACCATATGGATCATCCAAAGAAGCAATTTCTTTACCAGGCTTCTTATGGTTAACGGAAAATTTAACACTCTTTCCATCAGTCTGGAAACCGATAGTAGTGAAAGCACCATCACCAACAACCAACATTGGATAGATGTCTGCACCATTCTTACCAGTACCAGCACTATCAGAACCAGCTGCACCACCTTTTCGGTCATGCTGCATTTCCGGAACTACAACAATACGAAATTGATCAACAGAACCTATTTCGCCATGTAGAGTATTAGCAGCATCAGCATATTTTTCTACGCTAATAAAACCACTACCAACACCAGAACCGGAAATATCAGTCATTTTACGTACTACAGGAATCAATTCAGATCCTATGTACATAACTCGACCACCATTAACGGTCTTAGTATCAACCATACGAGAACCGCTAATAATCTTCGTTTGCTTAGGAGTCTTATTATCATCCAAAGCAATAGAAAGATTCATCAGATCGTTATAAACAACAACTTCATCAACAGCTAATTTCAATGCTGTTCTAGCAGCACCTGCTGCGGTATCCGTACCATCAAAAGCACCAGAAGCCCCAGAACAGAAGTAAGCAGTACCATCAGAAGTTGCAGTAGTAATCAGATCTTTCTGAAGCTCAGCTTCAGTAATCTCATTAGCACCAACAAGAGCTTCCTCAACAATATGTGATAACAATTCTGAATCAGAATCGAAATCCATTGATTCTTGAGTGTACTCAGTGAAAAAACCACGTTTAAGCAGTTCACCTTCAACTTGGGTACGTGTGAAACCAACTCGGTTAACTCTACCGCCGTTCTCACGGAGAGTTGGGATTTTATTTAAAATAGCACCAGTATCTTTTTGTGAACCATAAAGATTCTGATCATTCAATGCAACATCGCCGTTAGCACCTGCTGCAGTTATAGCATCTGCTTCATTGGCTTCAGCATAAGAAGTCCGCACACCAGAAGAATTCCAAGCAGTCCATGTACCTGCTACTTGATAAGCAGCTCCAGCAGCATCGAGTCCTTGGTCGCCGGTGTTTAATACATCAAGCAATGGAACATAAACATCTTGCTTAATCTTTTTACCCATATGCTTAGGCATCGCACGTACATCAGCCAAAGGCATGAAATACTGGTGATCCCGAACAGCAATAAGAGCTTTTTTAAAATAATAGTCAGTAATTGCTTGTGGACCTATAGTTGATGCAGTTCCACTAGCAGTACTACTAGGACTATTATATAGAGTTTCGTTAGCCATTATATTGTCCTATTTTAAATAGTAATAAATTATCGGACAGCATACTTCTTCATAAAGGCTTCATCTGATAGACCTAAAAAATCTTCATCAGATGCAGCTTTTTTTGTAGTAGTCTGCTTGACCGGTGCTACTGCCTTTCGTTTTTTATTACGATCAGCATTAGCTTTTTCGTCAGTTTTACTTAATACATTGGTTGACTCGGATGTTTTAATATTACTGCCCCGTTCTCGAAGATCACCAGTTTTCGCTAAATATTCGGTAATCTGTCTATACGCGTCTACATCAGCAACACCAGTTAGTTTACCTAATGCTTTTTCACTTTGTAATATCGTATTAACTTTATCAAATACACCATTACTCATATGTGTATTAATAATACTGATAATTTCAGGATACTCTGAAATTGTTTCTTTACTTCGAGTATCCCAATCTTTAGTCAGTACATTAATAGTTCTATTAAAAGTATCAGTGTCTTTGATCTCATCAAGAACTTGATCTAGATTATACTCTTTATCAGAAATAGAATAATCCGTTGGTTGATAATCTGTAGGTACATCCTTGTCAATATCTAGGGGGTCTATATCACTTTCTTTAACAAGCTTGGTGATAGCTTTAAGATCCTTTTTAGATAAATCAATTAGATTATATAATTTCTCTTCATTAAGAAGACCATTATTTTCTAACATTTTAATTATCTTTAGATTAGGTTTTAATTGCCCCATCTTCTTCTGATAATTAGCGCCCATCTGCATTAGACGAACAATATCCTCAGGATCTTTAACTTGCA